TCCTGTGCTACAGCATTAGGGAAGAGAGTCATCTCAAGATCGTCACCCTCAAAGTCATTTTGAATCTGTACATCATCATATGACTCAATGGGCGTGTTACCAATCTTCACATCTTCTACCAGAACATCATCGTAACCCCACACTACAAGAATACGGAGATATTGGTCATCACCATCAACTTCCGTATAGGGGCTGGACCCATAAGGAGGGACAAACCTATGCGTACCCAAGACGACAGGAACAGGGTCATAAGGACGAAACCCATTCCTCTGACTGGAGATAGAGTAGAGAGGGTCTTCATCAATCTGAGTGTTGAGGCTTGTAGAGGGGGCAAATAGGGCACTAGCAAGTAGTGAAATACCGATACCAATAGCGCCAGCAAGTACACTCCCGAGAAGGGTCAAACTGCCAGTAGCAGTAACGAGAATTGAACTACCACCAAGAAGAGTGGAAAGGCCCAAGACGAGTGCCTGAGCCTTCGGAAACAACTTTATGACTACACTAGTTCCAACCTTGGGTTTGACAAACTTCCAGTTGTATCTTGGGATATAATCACCATTGACATAGAAGCTAAGGTATTCAGCCTTCTCTCCCCACATGGGAACGTGTAGTTCAAGAATCTCTTGCAGGGACATACCTACAAGAACGTCAACCTCCATCCGGTCAACATAAGAGAAGGGGTTAAGGTCGAGGATAACCTTGAAGTATGCTGCGGGTAGATTAGTCAACGCGGTATGCTCCTATGACAAAATTCTTCCAAGGCTGCTTTCTGTAGTCCACTATGCAGGAGTTGGTATCTTTCAGGATATGGATACACTTACCCGGTTCAGTCACAGTAGCAATATGGGTGTCTACCCGCTTACCATTCTCAATAGCAAACATATGCAGTACATCACCAGAGACAGCTTCCTCCAAGGGAATAGGATGGCCCAATGCCTTCTTGGCTTCTACATCATACAGATTATCATCATGTCTCGGCATGTGCTTACCGAAGACTTCCATCTGGATAAGCCTAGTCAGGGTGTAGCAGTTAAGACCAGACCTATCATAACCCCACTCTTCATAGGGTATACCAATATAGTTGTTCCACCACATCAGTAGATACCAGGAAAGTTGTTGGGTGTGAAGGAATATCCGGGGAAGGATTCATTCAAGAGGCTCTCAACCCTACAGGTAATATCCATACTCTCTGCCGTGTAACTGATAGAGACAATCTCCAAGTCGCTGATTGTCAAGAGGGTCTCATTTGCAACACCACTCGATACGTCAGACACTACAATCAACTTGACTTTGGCACGTTCTCTTGATGCAGATAGTTCTCTAGCAGACTGCACAAAGTACCTACTGGCATTGTCGATAGTGATGCGTGCTTGGTATTGTGCTTCCTCATTATCCGGAGGGAGTGCTACAGAAAAAGGAAAGCTGGTGTAGGTATTGCCGCCATAAGTGATGTTCTCTGTATTGTTCACCAGACGTAGGGTAGCAATAGTACTATGACTAATCTCCAGAAGCACCAGAAAGACTTGCCCAGTGGTTTGGGCATTCATGGCTTGTACAACAGTTGTCGGGATTGAACGTGCCATTAGGGTAGAATCTCCAAGGAAATGGTTGCACGATAGAACTCTACACCACTACTACCACCGATAAGAGCAGTGAACGTAGGGGGTGCAGTAAACCTCACAGACTGGATAGTAGAGGCATCCTTTGGGTCTGTGAAGTCAAACTCCTGTGAGCCTTCATCAATGGTAGTGTTGTAGAAGGTATCAAAGGTAGCCTTCTGTGCAGTGGTCATCAACATAGTACCTTCAAGGAAACGAGTGGCAGTTGTAAACCTACGTCTCTGCTTTGAAGGTCCTACATCCATTGAGGTTCGGACAAAGGCTTGCTGTCGGGTTTCCTGTAGTCCAATCTCATGGTATTGTGGTAGTGTAGCAGGCCAAGTAGCCATTAGCCTCTCCTCTTGATAGTCTGACTAAGCCCGAAGGTCTTTCTCATAGCTTGGTATGTAGCACCACCATTGGCAATATCCTGTGCAACAGCCTTACCAACAGTTACTACAATATCCCCATTGGGTTGCTGGTCTACCATTGCCTCGTCCTTACCATAGTTGTTCACTACAACATTGACAGGAGACCCACCACCAGTACCTTGAGCAATGACACCCAGATCACCACTAGGAGTTCTCTTGAGGGGCATGATAGCTTCGGGACCAGCTTCCCCCATAAGACCGATACCATTGGCGAAGGGGAATACAGTGGGGCTACTGACAACACCACCTTTAGCAAAGGGAACAACCCCGCTAGAAGAGAAGACATTACCCTGTGCGCTAGGTACTACTCCACCACCACCACTACCTCCTATTGAGAAGCCAAAAATCTTTGTCAAGCTACTAGCAAGGCTATCGACAAGAGGTTTGATAACCAAGATGCGGAGAAGTTCACTGATGATGTATTGAGCAAGGTCAGCAAATGCCTCACCAACAGTCTTGGAACCATCAATGATAGACATAAAGAAGTCCTCAAAACCCTTACTCAGAACTCCTTGGACTTCTTCCATCTTGGCTTGTTTCTCTTCCAGTTCCTCGTTGACCTGTTTGATTGCAGTGATTTCATCAGCAGCAGCTTGGATAGCAGCAGCAGACATTTCAGGATACTTGTTGGTGAGGTCTTCTACAAGATCAATCCGGTATTCTTCAATAGCACGGACCTCTTCGCTCAGACCAATAAGTTCACGTTCCTTGAGAAGACGTTCCTCAAGGGCAGCTACATATTCCTCCATAGTCTGAGTTTCTTCTTTGGAACCACCAGAAGAACCAAGGTCTACGTTACCCCCAACACCAACTGGTTTCTTTTCTTTCTTGCCCGCATTAGGGTCTTTGGTCCCGAGTTGGTAGATATTCCAAGCTTCCATAAAGGCAATGTTCAAGCGTTGAGCAAGAGACAGGGCAGCAGCAGCAGCCTTCAAAATTCCCGGACTCATATCCACACCAGCCAGTCGGAGAGCCTCATAGTTAGCTTCACCTATGAGGTCTTTCACCTGACGCAATTCGTTCGTCCAAACCTCAAACTCCTTACCAGCACTAAGAACATCCGCTGCAAAACCCTCCGGGTCTAGCCCATCAAAAGCGCCGCCAGCTTCTCTTATAGCAGCCTGAACTTCTGTATATGCGTCCTCAAGTTTTGTAGCAGAGTCTACTTGTCCATCTGTGCCAGCTTTTAGCTGATCCAACAACGCCTCCATCAATTCAAGTTCTGCACGCTGCTGACTTTGCGTCAAAAACAACTCTTTGTTTGCGCCTATAGATTTCTGGAGACTTTCTAGATATGCCTGCTGAATAGCCTGCCTTTCGGCATCAGAAGTGGCACCTGCCAGTGCTGTCTCTTTTGAGAGGTTGTTCTCCTCGTATATTTGGTCGATAAGTTCTTGTCTGGCAGTTATTTCATTCCTTATCTTGTGTATGCTGAGTTCAAACCTAGCCTGTTCAATCTTTAGAAGTTTCTCTCTCGCTACTATTTCCCTCTCAATAGCCTCAAAACTTGCATCAGAGATTAGAAAACCAGCTACCTCAAACTTTGACACCTTCTGGTATCTTTCTACTGCTTTTGAGAGTTCATCAAACTTGGACTTAAACTTATCAAGGGCTTCAATGGGCTTTTCAAACTTTGTCTCGTCGGAGAGAGTCTTTAAGTTAGCCCTTACGTTGAGAATAGCAGTGCCAATAGCGAGAATTGCACCAGCGATAGCACCACCAGCGCCGAAAATACCAAGTAACTGAGAACCTTGCTGACCAAGGGCTACAAGAGCAGAAGTACCACCCTGCACCTGAACAGCGAAGTCACCCACCTGATAACCGACCTGTTGTAGTCCAACAGCACCAAAGCGTTTTATGCCTCTAGTTGTTTTGTCGGCAACTACACCAAATTGGTTTTGCACAACATTAGCTTGCTGCACTACATCCTTGTAGTACATGACTTGATTAGAGGAGTCCTTTACTGCAACACCATAATCACGAAAGATGCCCTGTAGGGAGTTTGCAGCCATCTTTTGTTGCACCAAGGCATTTGTAGTAAGAGTGGTCTTAGCCTTAAATGCCTCCAGTTTAGCTGTAAGCGCAGCTAGATCATTTGTACCAGTTACATTGACATTAATGCCAGTCTCAGCCATTAGTCATCACCCTCATATAGACAGTATCCAACCGCATGACAGCTTGAACCTGCCAAGGTAGAAGGTATGTATCTGTCAATTCCATCCATGCTTTCACTTCTGTGTAGGTTAGTGGGAGAGGGCCATTGAAGCCTTGACCTCTTGTACGAGACAAAAGCAAAAAGGCAGTCCAGACATCTGACGCTAAGTAAGGAAGTTCGGGTCCATCCAATTCACTAGGTCTTTGTCCAGTCTGCCTTTCTACTTGTTTCAGGTGTTCTCTTGGCGATATACCATCCCGACCGGGTTTGGAGAGTTGGAACTCATGTTCAGCATACTCTACAAGTGCATCGGTCAGGCTGTGGTAAAATCCAGGGCTTCGCCAGTGGCCTCCTCTACCTGCGCTCTGATCCAGAAGACTTCATCAAAGACTTCTTTGGCTTTACCGATAGTGAGTTTAGGCTTCTCACCATTGTAGGTAATGTCCCACTCCTTAGTGGTTTCAGCAAGGAGTTGCAGGGTGAGGTCTTCAATCTCTTCACTGGAGAGACTTTGTTTGCCCTTCTTGATGAGTAGGTCAGTCTTCTTGTGTCGTGCCTTCTTGTACTCTTTGGTATGGGGAAGGTAGACAGTGATAGACATTTCGCTACCATCAGGGTTAGTGATACCCTCACCAGTATTGGGATGCTTAAGGATCACTTCAATAGTTTCAGATTTGGGTTTGAGATCAGAAAGGTCCATGTCGAGTTCCTATGTTGGGTTTCTTGTCGGGTCTGTTAGTGAGGCTGGGAGAGCAACCCGACAAACTCCCCCAGCCCCTATCCTTTAGCCGAAGCCAGAGGATTAGCTTGTGCGGGTGATCGT